GCAGCAGCATCTCCTACTCTTTGATAACCAAATGTACCACTATCATGTGAATTAAAAGGATTACCAGAAACAGGTAACTCATGATATACTAGCATAGGATGAGAAGCTTGTGCCATGTACACATGAGGCTGGAAGTCGCTTACATCGCCATAAGACAGAGCAGCACCTTGCCAATCATTAGCAGTAATTGTATATGTTGCATCACCACTGTTAGTAGCATTACGTACTGTCTTAGTAGTCATCGTAGTAGTTCCTACGAATAACTTATTATTACCAGCACTAAGCACATCTGTGCCACCACCAGTGACTACTTCAAAGATAAACTCCACTGGATTACCAGCACCTAAGTCAGTATTAACTGAGGAGTTAACAGGTGTCCATCCACGACGAGCACCGATACGACCATACTTATCAATCACACAGTTCTGTGCCTTCAGAGCATACCCTGAAGACAACGTAACACTGCTCTCCTGAGTATTTAATCCGTAGAAGCCAGGAGCTGCTACTGAAGCTGTTTGTAGTGGACTAGCCATTAGTTCCAGACCCACTCTTGTTCTTCTAAATACCGCCCTGATTCCAGTGCTATAGCGTCTGCTAGGCTCTGACGCATGAGTTGATATGTCTCCCCAGCCTGAACTCCTCCGTCCTCACCACGCTCTGCCTGAGCCCTTGCAAGAGCACCTAGGATTACAGGTTCATCAGGAACTAAAAGCACATCAGCATTCACTGCTAAGGGTACTTGTGGTTTAATAATGTTAAAACGAAGGTTATACGCACCATTAGGAATAGGATATAAGTCTACCTGAGTATCTCCGTTGGAGTTAGTACCGTTAAAGTTATAGTATGCAGGAGACCCCTTCTGAGGAGTAGTCATTAAGAACTGCTGATCCATCCACTTAGTAGAGGCTAGTTCTACGAATGCATTCTGAGTATCGTTGATAACATCAATAACTCTGAATCTTTGTCCCGAGCCAACTAGAACGTAGTTAAATACATCGGCTGTAGTTGTAGCAGATAGGGTATCAGACAAAGCATTCCAGTTATAGGAGTCTTCTACGACTCTTTTAGAATCATTGACATATCTAGCGATAAGTTTAACATAGGCATTATCAGAGACTGAGGTAGCCTCTGGCTCACGTAGCCTGATAAGCACGTCATTGACGAGTTGGATATAGTTCATTGATGCCATAGTTATATATTATACCATAAAATTGGTTAAAAGTCAATACCCTACCACTTAACTTTATCTGCCCAGTACGCAGCAGATAGCTTACCTTTAGCGATATTCGCTGCATGTCGAGCTTTAAAGCTCTTCTGTCTAGCCTTCTCTGCTGGAGTCTTAGGGCTTGAACCTGCTCCGCTTACACCTTGTTGACCAAAACGAATAAGCTTCTCCGTATCCCCAGACTTAGCTAATACAGCATGGGATTTAGTAGGGTGTCCTGGAGTACGCTTAGGCTTGTTATAACCTGAGAAGGTTTCCTTACCTTTTTTAATCATTTCTTCTTAGCTGTCTTAGCAGCTTCCTTAAAAGCTTTAGCCGTAGGAGCACCCTTACTACCTACCTTACGCATCTTCTCTCCAGATCCCTGAGCTATCCTTTTACGTTTAGCTGCGATATTGGCATACAAGCCAGGCTTAGTAGCCACGCATAGCTCCCATCTTCTTCATAGGCTTAGCAACTACCTTAGCACCAGTCTTCTTAGCATACTGCTTAGCTTGCTTCTTACCCTTAGTTGTATAGGGGAACTTCTTCTCTTTGACCATTGGCATATTACTTACCTTTCTTTTTGGGTTTAGGAACTTTAGCTGTTTGTAATGCGATTGCAATTGCTTGCTTCTGAGGACGACCTTCTTTAACCATCTTAGAGATGTTCTTACTAATCGTCTTCTGTGATTTACCTTTAGCGAGTGGCATCTAGATCTCCTTAGTTAAACTGTTGTACAGTACTGCGTTGCTCAAGCTCTACAGTAATAATACAAGTGGTTGTCGAGCCTGTCTCTGACTGTACTCTGATTTCATCTCCTTCGTCTAACATTACATAAGCCTGTCCATCTATTCTTATGAATGTTTTAGCAGTTAAACTATACTGAAACAATACTTCAATTTCAGTATTTGCACTCTTGTCGTACCACCATGCACTAAACCACTTAGAAGATGTGCTGTGATTTGTAGCAAAGAGTAAACTCCATTTAGCAAGACTTCTGGTAGGAACAGTAAACATAGTAGTCTTAGTGTTAGCTACTAAGTTCTTACCTACGGAATGTGCTATACTCATTTAAGTACCAAGGTTAATAGCGTTACAATAATAAATCCAGCAGTACCGAGGAGAATCTGTTCTAGTCTCTTTAGTCTAGCGTGTATCTGTTCGTATCGAACTTTACAGACTTCTTCATGGCTTAGGAGTTTTAATTCTGCTTCACTCATTATTCAGTTCCTTCTGCTGGTAATGGAGTATTGCCTTCAGCTACCCACTTTAGGTATGCTTGATAGTCTGTGTTGGCTGGGTCGAATGGGATGCAAGAACCATCACTTAGACGAAGAACGCTTTGAAAAGATGCGTCTGAATTGATTGGAAGAGTCTTATACATTTATAACTCCGAAGAAAATTGAAGTGTTGCATCAAACCGAAAGTTGCCTACATGATTGTCTGAAAGACCGCTAAATCCACCAAGAGATAGTGCCATATAAATGTAATTATTGGAAATTGCTAACAATGTAACGGTGGTTGAACTGGATATAACTACTCCTCCTTGCGTAAAAGCAAGCTTATTTCCAGCCCCCATGGTAGGGGTTGGTGTAGCCCTCATGGAAACTGGTGCTTGTACAGTAAAATAACACTCAGTAGAACCTTGTTGTTTTCCAGCAAAATATGCGTTCGTATCTTCAATTTTAAAGTAATAGCGTTGTGCTAATTGCAATTCTGTAGTGTAAGGTCTGTAATCAAAGCTAGTAGCTGTAGAGCCTACCTCAAGCTGAACTCCTGTGATGTAGAAAGTTGCTCCGTTTGTGCCGACTACGGATGTTGCTCCTGTGGCTGATATAAAATCACTGCTTGCCCAAGCACCAGCAGTTCCGCTTTGAGTAGAACCGACACCAAAACCAAAGCGAACCTGAATACCTCGACCACTGTTTTTGAGCCAAGTTCCTGTGGTATCACCAGCAATCGTTACTGATTTATATTCCCAAGTATTTGCTGCTGAAATCGTATAGGTATATGGATAAGACCTAGTGTTGTCATCGTTAGTTAAAGCACCGCCAAAAGTGCCTGTCAATGAGCTGCGAACCCAAAAAGACAGAGTTACAGTTTTTGCATTAGCTGTTCCCCAGTCTAAATCTGCTACATTATATCCCTCAATAATATGCCTGACAGCAAAATAATCTGATGATGTTACTGAATAAGCCGAAGATGAAGTAATCAGTAATGAGTTAGTAAACCCAGTAGGTGCTGTAGTTGATTGTTGAGCAGTATATTTACTAGATTGGCTTGCTAGTTGTTGAAATCTATCAACACTAAATTGTCCATTTGTAGGAGTAATACTAGCACCAGCATTACGCTGGTCAATAACCATCGCACCATTGATAATGCGGTTCTTCATATTAACGGATGGTGTTACCGCATTAGCAGTAATACTCCCGTTGTACATGGGAGTTGTTATTCCGTTTGTGCCGTCTAAGGTTATAGGCATATTACGCTCCTAATCTATTGGCTTGTTCAGCCTTAAATGTTTCGTATGCTTGGCGAACTTCGGGTGTCCATGCCGCATTAGCAATGTCTTTAACTTTTTGTTCTTGGTCGCTAATGTCGGAATCAGGAGTTAATACCCAACGATGGAATGTGCGAGATACAAACTCACCATCTCGTTCAATAGTAATAGCCTGACGGACTTGAATGTTCCAATCGTTTACGACTTCAATTTGGTCAATTTTTGTAGATTCTGTAAGTGCCATTTTTATTCCTTATGCCGCAATATAAGTAGCCATAAAAGCCATTCGTGTTGAATTGCCAAAAATTGCTGGTGCGTTTGTTACACCTGAAGCAGATGCACTCATTGT